AGTTGTGGTTGCTTTGATTCGTATTCGTCTTTACCAACTAAGCTACCGTTCCACTCCAGCAGCATACTGTTTAGTTTGTACGCCCTACCAGATCTATCTGAGATACCTAAAGCGTATTTTCCAGAAGCGTATCGAGCCATGCTACAAACTCAACGAAGAATAACTAGGAACCAACCGTAAAGCGGTCCTTTCTCCGTCCTCTGACGCAGCTCTTTGAAACTCTTCCTCGTAGATATCTTTCAAAAGACCGATTCTTTGAGGCGCCTTTTTAACAGCTATGTAATAGGCCAAACCAGCAACCAAGCAAGGTAAGAACCTAAACGGTAAATCAGCGGTGTTAACACCTGCATCCGCATCCTGAATGCGTCTGATCCTGTAGTAAATCAATTCGTCCGTTGAGTTTTCAGGAGAGGGCCAGAGCGTAACGGTGGGTGTTATCTGACGGTCCACATAAAACTGAGAGGGCCTCGCTTGGCTGGTTTTTTCAGGCGTACTAAGATAGTCACCTCGATTTATCCGGGTAATCGATATATCTGTGCCACTTCTTCGTATGACTGCCTCAAGCATGTCCACGGTAGACTGAACATCCACTAAGCTTGGATTAGAAC